TAAAGTTATGACACACATTGTGCCGCTTTGGTACTACTTTAGTATGCTTTAATTATATCTTTAATGATAATCCTTAAAGCATTTCCCCTTGATTACCTGAATATTATACTAGTGTTCGACAAGTGTGTCAAGCTCTTTGTTAAATAAACCTGTATAAAGATGCTTAAACTCTGAACTAGCGTCCTCTATAGCGTCATTGCTGTGACTATAGCATACATTGCACAGGTCAACATGATGTCCTGTTAGTTTGTCAATACGCTTTAGCTCGTATTCCCCTAATATAACGTCACACGCTTTGCATCTGCTCATCTTAAAATACCTCATTGTAATTGTCTGTTTTGCCGAAGGCGGCTATGTACTGCTGTCTCATAATGTTTATGTCCTGACTATAGTACTCCTCTCGCACCTGCTTTGCAACCCTAAACTTTACCTCGCTGAGTGTCATGCAGTACAGGTCATGCGCGACTAGCTCCTCACACATCTCTAGGGCTGTCGGTTCTATCCAATCGTTAGGCTCATGCTCGTAGCCTATTAGGTTCTCTTTAATTCTACTCATCAGATACACCCTCTATTCTCTCGTTAGCTATATTAAAATACGTACTGTCCAACTCTATGCCCACAAAACTGCGCCCTAGCTTGACGCTCTCAACACCTGTGGTCCCTACGCCCATAAACGGGTCTAGCACAACGTCACCTTCCTGCGTAAAGTTCTCTAACAGGAAACGACAAGCCTCTGGGTGCATAACCGCCCTATGTATAGCCTTATGGGGGTTGTTTGAGAATACGGGAGTTTCAAAATGGTTCAGAGTGTAAGTCGTGTTAGCCTTTAAAGATTTATTTGTCTTTGACAAGACCAGAATGTACTCGTATGAATTAATCAAATGCGGGTTGGGCATTGGGTTGGATTTTTTCCAGATAATAACCTCAATAATCTGCTCTGAAAACATGCCCATAATCTTATGGACATCCTGCTTGTTGTAACTATTCTTTTGGATATTGTAAAAAACATTACCCTTACACACTCGCAAACAATCGTTTATTGAACTTTCCAAAAACCCAACGTAATCCTCCACTACGTCCGTATGATTGTTATATTTGTCGTTACGTTTGCGATTGTATGGGGGTGACGTAATAACAACGTCCACAACATCATCAGATAACTCAGACATTTTAACAAAGCAATCGCCTTGCATTAGTTTTAGCATTAGATTTCAACCTCGTCATAAACACGCCCGAAACTAATCAGGATAAAGGGGAGGTATAGTAACACACCAACAAAGGGCATTGCAACTGTCTCCTCTGTCTCTGTATTGTAGCACCACACGGCCCTACTGTCAGCTAGCTCCAGATATATACCGCATCCATTTACAAACTCAACGCCTAGTGTCCTGCCTAAAATATTCATTCTTTGCTCCTCTCTTTTACAAATAAACCATTGACCATCTGGCCCTTGCGTTCTTTTATCTCGTCATAAGCATGAGCCATACAGTCATGCAGTGTCAAGCCATTTCTATGTGCAATGTTGATTAATACCACCATGATATCACCTAAATCATCTATGGGCGTTAGATCGCCATCTAGTGAGAGCCTGAGTTCCTCCACTTCCTCCAGTAGCTTGTCGAATTGCTTTATATCGCTCGACCCTTCGATCAGGTTGCGGTTAATGTGCCACTGTCCTATGTCGTACTCTAGCAGTGACATACTCGCCATGTGGCTATTCAGGTCTAGCATTGCAACCCTACCTCTTCTTTGTTCTAGCGTCATGCTTTAGTCCTCTCAATTGCGGGAAATTCCCGTTGTAGTCGTAGCCAATTGGCCTTTAAAGTCCTATCTTTAACTTCAGCCCTCATCTGTTTAAGCTCCTCATCACTCACGGGTAGGTACTCCTCGGAGTCCTCTACCTCCTCTACGATGTCGTGTGACCAGTGTTCGTCACCGTGTAGCCAGTCCTCAGATGATCCGTTCCAGTATGCTCTAGTCATTTTAAATCCCTCCGCTCTGTTGTAAGTGACCGATAATATACCCTATTGCAAAGCCAATTGCAAAGCCTATTGTGATCCATTTAGTGTAAAATATTATCAACTGTTTCATCACGCTGCCTCCGGTTTGTCAAAACTTGAAAGCCTTAAATAATCGTCTAGGTTTTTAGCGATAAGCGTCCATTTTAAGAAGTCCGCGTCTGTGTATCTATACCCATAAATAAAATCAGTCACTTTATTATCTTCTATTATGGCGAGATTCGCTTTATATAAACTACCCCCATCACTAGCACCCCACATTTCAACATGATACTCGTCCGCCACTGCTGTCTTATCCTTGTATTTTATTAGAGGGACTGGAACTAAACCCTCTTTTTCAGCTTCCCCCCATGCTGTGTGGCACAAGTAAGGTCTAATACTCATCACGCTACCTCTCTCTTTATCCTTTCAACGTGGTTATGATGCATATATCGCCCCATGCTAATTAATGCTTTTGCATCATCCACATCTAGCCCGTGATGCTCTGCTATTTTTTCTACTGTTAGATAATTATTGAACCAATCCAAATAGAACTCGCGTAATTGCTTATTCATTATGCTACCTCGCTATAGTCTGAATCACATTCGCTAGCTGACGTAAGCAGGCAATCAATGCGATCCTGTGGCACTGTAAGCGCCTCACAGCCCTGCAACCACTTGTTAATATGCTTGGTGGTGGTTACGCTGTACTTGGTTGCTGTGCGTACCAGTGTGCCATCTGTTAGACATGCGGCCACTGGTGTCTCGTAGCTGAAGAATACCTGTGCAAAGCCTAGGTCAAGTTCGGTCATGTTACTAGCTATCTGTTTAATTTTCATCTGTACTGCCTCTTTGGTTTAGTTTAATTGATTCTAGTATGACCATCCTACGGGACGATCATAGTGGAGTCAACTATTTATTAAATTTAGATTAATCAACTTGTATTCATCCCCCATTGCACTGAGCTTATCTATCAGACGGTCTGCCTGTGTTAGTCTTAAGTTAGGCGATACTGTCCATTCGTCAACACCAGTACATCCGAACTCTTTTTTCTCTGCACGTACTGCGGCATTGTTCCGGTACTGTACCTGCCACTTTTTTGTATTGCCTTGATGCCCATGTCTTTTTGGATCTTGTGAAGTATTCCTGTTTGTTCCTGACATGTTAATACCCTCCAGTGTATGTAATTATATATATTCGGCGGTGCATTTCACCTGCGGCCTCTGCGCTAAAAGTCAGGCCCCTGATGACGGCTTGCTGAATCATCGCGTTAAATTCTTCCAAATCAATCGTTTGGAACTCCATCTGGTTAATCATATCAATCTCTCCAGTCTGGTGTAATTGTGTCGATAGTATAGCCTAGTTGCTCGATTAAGGCCAGTGCCTCTGCTGTTAATGTCCTAGTGCCTGCTAGCTTTGCGAATGTCTCCGCGTTATTGCATGCGGGATAGATGACCTTGCGGCCATAGCTATGTTTGATTTCGATTAGTATTGATTTGCTCATCCTATAATCCCCGTCATAAACATTAGTGTGGATAGTGCGGCTATAAAGCCCAGTATTACGAAACCTATAACGTCTTGTGTGTTCATCTGTATTACCTTTAGTTAGTTTAATCATAGCCCCTTACCTCAAGGGGCCATTGTTAAACTTACTGAATAATGTTTAGTCGTTACAGCCGTACAGCGGATGATCAGCAGGGAGGCGTATTTGGTATATATGGTATCCGCCATCAGCTTCATCGTACCATCGTATGCCACTTTCAGGGTTTTCTAATAAACTTCCTATTGTTCCCTCTGCGCTTTTTACACTCCAACCACGTTGGGCAAGGTAGCGGATTAAATCTTTCATCTCAGCAAAATCATGATCTCCAAAGTCTGAACTATTTTCAACGATGTTGTGGAACACAGCGAGAGCTGATAATTGATTAGTAGTGAACTTGGTCATATCTATGTGCCTATATGTGTATCAATGAATGTGGGTCCACAATACAGCATTGAACGCAGGATGCAACAACTATCTGCAATTAATTTACAAATAGATACTGCCTACCTTCTATACACCAATTTCCTTGTGTCATGCCATGCAATACTCGTGCCAAGTTGTGTATGCTTGTGTATGCTATAAGTACCATACGGCACACATGCACTCACCCTGTGCAAGAACCATGCCAACATGGGTAGCCTGTGGATAACTTGTGTATAACTTATGTTCCATGTGGAACACTGGGTCAGCCTGTGGGTAACATGTGCAAAACCTGTGGATAACTTAGGGGGCGGGGGGGCGCTGTGGATGCGTGAGATTGTTACTGT